TCATTAGATGAAGCCACGATGAACTTAAGGTTTCATGTCGATACCACTTAGCAAGCTCTTGTTGGACAATGATATTCCCGGTGTCAATGCCAGCGTCGATCTGGTGGATGGTGACCCCCTTTGGGGTATCATCGAACCACGACCAGAAGTTTGGATCAGCCCCTCGGTTCCATGGCAGGAACCCGATGTGGATGTTGATGATGCGATCTTTATGCAGACTGAGATACGGCTCTTTAATTATCTTGCGATATCCAAAACTAACGATCCAGTCCATTTTTTCGTCACCATCATAGACGGTATCTCCTTCTGCCTCCAAGGCAGGAACCAGCATCTCGGGGTAAGGCGAAAGCAGGAGAACTTTCATAACCAGCGATCCCATGTCCCTTTTCGGATGATCGTCAACGCTTCTCCTTCTCTGGTTGTCGTCTTGGACACCAATTCATACTGCGGATTAGCCAGCCACAAGGCGGCGTAATCCATCTTATAAGAGAAGATGCCCTCCTTATGGTGATACGGAACCACCTGTGGTTGGGATGGATCGAAGTCGTGGATGGCAATACAGCCACCACCGTTGAGCGCAATATCCACCCGCGACACCAGATCAAACAGGTAATCCCGGTCCACCACGTACAGGCAGAACCCGAAGATCACCAGATCGCAAGGGTACCGGTTAATGGCGTGGGCGCTGCTGCGCACGAAAGTCACCTTGGGGTGCATCATCTTGGCCTTGGTTAAGGCCATGTCAGATACATCCAAACCAATAGCCCTCGCGTCAAACTTATGTTGCAGAAAGGAAATCAGATGCCCCTCTCCGCATCCAATCTCAACGATGGTGGGGTTGTTAATCAGCTTTAACTGGCCCAAGGTCCAAGGCACAATCGCGGGCGGGGATACTACATTGGCATTGCGGAGATGCCATTGATCTCCCTCGCCATTCCAGAATACAGAGCGCTGTACCAAGGGTGCCGTCATTTCAATTTCCCCCAATGCACCAAATCCATCGGTATGTCGTGATATAGAAAGTGATCTTCCTGTCTACCTTCTTCCATCATGCCGTAGTGGGAACAGATCGACATCATGGCATTATTGCAACACATACACCCCGCTTCGATCTTTCGGACGTGATTGTTCAGTAGCCAGTCACACACGGTAGACCACGCATCAAATCCAAACCCCTTCCCCCAATACGACTGATCCCCGATCATGATGCCGACGTTGGCTACCTTATTAGAGACATCCATTGTGGCAGTGATGGTGCCAATTAATAGATCGTAGCTGTAGATACCCAGATAGTGGTCAGCCTGTCCCAGTTCGCAGATATACAGTCGTTGGGACTGCATTGTGTGTAAAGTGTGGCGTTGTTCCGAAAAGCGAACGATCTTGGGGTTATTGAGCCAGCCGATGATCTCCTTGATGGAACCATCGTCCACCGGGGCGCTTTTAATCCTTAACCCATATCTATGGCTTCGAATGAGCACTGGGCTTGGCCTTCCTTGGGGTCGGCGCTGGTTCGGGATATTCATCTATTAGGTGCTGAAGCAGCCGCATCATGGTCTCGGCGATCAGCAGAATGCCCTCTGCGTCGGGGCTATAACCGCCTAACTTACGGCGTTTAACCACCTCTTCCATGATCATTTTCTCTAAGTACTCTAGATCGCTGCGTTTCATTGGGCTATACTAACCTCATGTTAGGAAAAGAGATTTTACTTAAGGGCGCAGCCCTTATTGCCAAGACCGAAGAGCGGAAGCGTTGTGAAGGCAGCCTGATGGCGTTTTCAGAATACGTTTGGCCGGTGGTCGAACCCGCCATTCCCTTTATCAAGGGCTATGCCATTGAAGCCATCGCCGAGCACTTAGAGGCTGTAACCCATGGCAGCATCACCCGTCTACTGATGAATGTGCCTCCGGGGTTCACAAAATCGTTACTGACCGACGTGTTCTGGCCCGCGTGGGAATGGGGACCGCGCAACATGCCCTCGACCCGATATGTCTGTGCTTCCTACTCTAACCATCTGACCGAACGCGATAATATGCGGTGCCGGAACATTGTCATCAGTGATCGTTACAAGGATTATTGGGGTAAGGATCATGCCATAAACATTGGAGGAACAGATATTAATGTAGGAAACAAACGCTTCACCATTTCGAATGAGCAGTTCACGAAAATCAAATTTGCCAACGATAAGACCGGGTGGAAGCTGGCGACCTCGGTAAGTGGTATCGGGGTGGGTGAACGTGGCGACCGGTTCATCATCGATGATCCCAACAACACCATGGAGATGGAGTCCGAGTCGGTCCGGTATACCACCAACATGTGGTTTACGGAAGTTGTTCCGGACCGCCTGAACAATCCCCAGAAAAGCGCGATTGTCGTGATCCAACAAAGACTTCACGAGGATGATGTGAGCGGCATCGCCATCGCCCGCGAGATGGGATTTACCCATCTGATGATCCCGATGCGGTACGACGACAAGCGACATTGCGTCACCGTGCTGCCCGGAACCGATGAAATCTTTTGGGCGGACTGGCGGACCGAAGACGGTCAACTGGCATGGCCAGCCCGCTTCACCGACAAGATTGTGGATGATTTAGAACGGGATAAGGGGCCTTACGCCTTCGCTGGACAGTACCAGCAGTCTCCAGCCCCTCGCGGTGGTGCCATTCTCAAGGATGAGTTCTGGCAGTTATCCCCGGATAATTACCCGACCTTTGAGTTCGTGGTGGCCTCTTTAGACCCCGCGTTTACCGAGAAAGAAGAGAATGATTACAGCGCCTTAACCATCTGGGGGGTGTGGCGGGACAGCAATCAGAATCCCAAAATCACCTTAATCTATGCGTGGGAAGAGCGGCTTCAGTTTAATGAACTGGTCGAGAAAGTGGCTGACAACTGCATTGCAAGGGCCGCCAACGGTAGACCTAATTTTCCGGTAGATAGAATCCTGATCGAGGCCAAAGGAAGCGGACAGTCTGTGGGACACGAACTTCATCGGCTGTGGCGGGGGACTGGACGGGTAGGGATTGAACTGATTGATCCCAAAAAGTATGGCGATAAAGTGGCCCGAGTGCAATCCATCCAGCATCTCTTCGCTGATGGTATGATTCATGCCCCGGATAAAAGCTGGGCGGATAAGGTAATAAGAGAGTGTTCTGTCTTCCCCAAAGGCTCGAATGATGACTTAGTTGACTCGACTTCCCAAGCATTGCGGTATCTCCGGGATATGGGATTTGCCCTTAAGCGGGATGAAGCGAGTGCTGATGCCGCCGAAGAACTCTCTTACAGTAATAGAATACCTCTAGCTCCCTTATATCAGGTATAGTGATGGTTAATCAAATTGATCTCAGGAGATTCCTTTATTTGAAGGAATCGTTTGGAACTTTACATTGGTGCGAAAACCAAGGAGGTAAAAGACGAGACGCTGTGGCTGGTACCTTGCGTAAAGATGGATACATTCAAATAAAGCTGAATGGGAAATTATATTTAGCGCATAGATTAATATGGCTTTACATGCATGGAGAATGGCCGCCAGAAGAGGTAGATCATCGAAATGGTGACCGGTCTGACAATAGGCCGCCAAACTTAAGACTAGCCTCCAGAGTTCAGAATGCGGCTAATTATAGGAAACCAAAAACTAATACTTCCGGCGTCAAGGGCGTCGCCTTTCATAAGGCAACTGGTAAGTGGCAAGCCCATATTCGCTGCGATAATAAGCAGATTTACCTTGGAGTATTCGATACAATAGAGTTTGCTGAAGTGGCTAGAGTCTTGGCATCCCGTAGGTACCATGGACAATTCGAAAGAATTGAGTAGCTAATGGCCGTGTCTTCTGGCACTCTTCCAAAGGACACTACTTACCGTATTGCTCCTGATGGGGAGATTAAACACTTTTCAATGGCCACCACCTCCGGCAGCATGCGTCTGGACGGCCCGTACCCCAAACCTCTGGGGCCGCATCTCGTTATTAATAAGGCGGAGCCACAACCAGAACAAACCAAGAACATAAGGTTTGAAGGCGGCGTCCTTTCCATCGATGACGACGATGGCAGCACCCTCATTAACTTCAACCCCTCAGCGGCGGACATTGCTGGTGATGAAGGGCCGGAAGAGAAGGGCCATGAGGCCAATCTGGCCAAGAAGATTGATGACGGCGAGCTTGGGGAGATCGCCAATGACCTGATTGAGGGCTTTGAGCGCGACGATTTGTCGCGGAAGAAATGGTTGGAAACCCGCGCATTGGGAATATCTTTACTCGGGTTGGAACTGGAAAGACCCCGTTCCGACACGGGGAATGCATCCGCCCCTCTGGAGGGGATGTCCACCGTGCGGCATCCCCTCCTGCTGGAGGCCACCGTATCCTTTCAGGCCACCGCTAGGGCCGAGCTTTTGCCCGCCAGT